TCATTTCCATAGCCTGTTGTAGTTTTTGAGCATCTTGATTAAGAGTCGCTTCAACTACTTGTTCTGGTTTCATCTCTTCAAGTATCTTAGATTGTTCTGGAATACCAGACACTGACACTACTTGTTTAAATAGTTCTCCAAAATTAAGTTTATATCCATCTTTTTGTAAATCCATAACTAATTGATTACCATTTGGTGTTTGAGACTTCATATACATCTGTAAAATAGCTGATAGATTTTCTTGTTGAGCTTTCTTATCAGCTGCATAAGACGATCCACTGACTATTTCATAATCATAGATAGTCGATCCAACTTTACCTTTATCAATACTTAATTTACCTGATTTTTCATCATACATTTCCTTAATTTCAGGGTAATCAACTGATAAATCTTCAATTTCATCTTTAAACATCCGAATGGCCACCGAACTAGATTGTTTTTTAGCTGTCAAATTAATCATTTTTTTACATACTTTTTTAACAAACTGTTCCATAAAGAAACGATCACTAATATCACGTGAATTTTCTCTTTGGGCTTGCATAGATAGAGCTTGAGGAGTCTTGCCATATCCTGCTTCCTGATCTTTAGTTATGGTCGTATCAGTAGTTGAAAACATATTAAGAATCGAAGCATTAGCCGCACCGTAAGTATTGTTAAAAGTAGCAATTCCTTGAGGAGTTAGACTAATAGGCATAACTGAATTGTTTATCTGACCTCTGACTAACCATTTAGCAGCCGGACCCCATTTTAAAGAACTCATGGCCGCAATATTATCTTTATTTATAAGAGTTGGAGGAAAAATAGACATCTTAACTGCATCTAAATACAAATTCCATACTGAATTAACTACGTTCTGCATTGACGAACCTCTCTCAAAATCACTCATACCCATAAAATCATCAAGCATGGGAATAGAATACTTACAAACTACTGGTAATTCATCATTATCATGAGGATTGGCTTGATCTCTAAATTCCATTCCAGCATCAACACAGTAGTCCACCCACCGGTCCTTCTCGTATTGGGTGATTACTTCGTAAAACCCTGATTTAGTGGCGGGAGTTCCTGATGGGTAGGCTTGCTGTTCACGTTGAGATTTCTCTGTATCAGGTCGATTCTCTTTACTCCCAGATTTTAATTTTAAAGCGGTAATTATCTTATCAATATTTTTAAACCCATTTTGTTTTTTAAGACTCTCAAAATATGATAATGGTCTCCAAGTCCTAACTAGGACATAATCAGAGTCTTCTAAAGACATTGCTCCCACTTGTGGTAAGACATCTCGGATATTTAAAAGCCACATATCTGGACCAGTATATCCATTCTTACCACCTACTTCCCAATCAACTAAAGCAAAGAAGTTTCCATAAAGTCCTGAGTATCTATCTACCATTCGTAATTTAGTTAGAAAATCCCATTGAGAGTTAGCATTAGGAATAATATATTTATCAAGTATAAGATTCATTAGTTTAGAAGTTCCCATATCATTCTTACTAATAGCCTGTACTTTACCCATAGGTAATTGAGCCATAACACGGTACTCTCTCTCTAATAGTAAGGTAGATAATTTATGGTCAAAGACTTGAGATTTAGTGGTATTAGAAGCTTTATCTTGTAAAGTTCCATTAAAAAGATTTTCTAGGGTATCGTATGTAGTCCACTTATCTTTTAAATAAGTTTCTGCTGCCTGTTGTCTTGTTAGTATTTCTTGTTTTAGAGACATAAAAAAAGCCCCTCATTATCGAGAGGCAACATCGGATTAGTCCGACTTAGCTTAATAGCAACATTATAGATTGATTGCTAGCACTTGTCAATATTTATATCTTTTTCTTATTACGGTATTAAGTGATTCAACTTTAGCTTCACCACCTTTAATATTAACTGTAAATGTTATTTCACCAAATTCAGTCTGCTGGACTATCATCTCCACTACTGCGTGTAATTTGACATTGGGGTTCAGAAGCGTTAAGAATGGCACTATATTCGCTTGTGGCTGGGTTTCTATAATTGACATAATCCATTATAAGTCCCTGATTGACTCTTAAAGTAAAAGTAAACAATCCATTCGATTGAACCTTAAGGTCTTTCTCTATGTCTAAATGACAAGGGATATTCTTTATTTTAACATTAAAATCGTATTTCATTAGTAATTCCCATTAATAAATAAATCACTGTCGTCTGGTGGTTCTTCATCATTATCTTGAGGTTTAAGACTCTCCATAGCATATCCTCCAGCATCCATTCCATGATTCCACATATCTATTGGTTCATTTAATGTTTCTCCAGTTTTTTTATCTATCATCCAAGCGTAATTATCCTTTTCTTTAATTAGATTAATACTTCTCTTAGTAATATAAACAGTTTGATCTTGAATATAATCTATTCTTCTATTAACGCTACCAGCACCTTTTACACAAGGGACTAAACTGATACCATAACTTGTCAATTCATCATTACTTTTTGGTTCGGCACTATCAGGAATTAATAAGACTTGTTCTGGTTGCATTTTAATTACATCAGCAATATCTTTATTATGCATTCCTTTTTTATAAAGCACCTCATCCCAAATAAAAGCATTATTCCAAATATAAACATCAACTATCGCTGTCGGATCATTAGTATAACCATAATCTAATCCTCTCCTTTTTAGTCTTGCCTCTAGTGGTAATTCATCAATTATTTTAAAATTTGGGTAAATTAAACCCTGAACTGTTTCAGGAATATATCCTTTTATCATATTAAAATAATGATTTGGTTTTGTTTCTTTATACGTCTCATATTGGTTTATAGTATCTTGAGACATATTAACTTCATTATCTTTGTAGTTTGTGGCAATAAATAAAGTATTATTACATTCCGATTTAAGTCTAGGAAGATAAAATCCTTTTTGATCACTTTTTTCAAGATCAAACCATCTTTGGATTATCCAGTGATTCTTAGCCGGAGGGTTTAATAACAAAATAATTTTAATGTCTCCTTTAACAGTTCTCAAAGAATCATCTAACTGCATAAAATCTTCTTCTGGTATTTCATCTGCTTCTTCAATAATTACACAGTTGTAAGAGGCTAAAGATTTAAGTTTACTTTTTTGATCTCCACTTGATTTTCTAAAACCAACTGCATTAATACTATTATGACCTCTGATTATTTCCATTGTACTATCAGCTATCTCAAAATTATTTCTCTCTTCTGTTTCGTCTATTCTGTCTAATATCTCTTGGTAAATTGATTTTCTTATATCTCCCAGAATAAAACGCATTATGGCACACCTAAAATACTTCTTATCTTTTAGCTTCGCTACTGAATATTGAGATGCAAAAGTAGATCTACCCCCTCCTCTGCCTCCCATCAATATTACATATCGTTTATCTGTAAAGAAGATTGGCTTATAAACTTCATTGACTATCTGCTTCATCTTTTTTGAAGTTAGTAAAGACTATTGAGTTACCTTCTATCTTCTCACCCTTAGAAGTTAAATCTGTTTCATTTTTCTCTTTCCAACTAAAATTATTTTTCAAATTAAAAATAAGACCAGGAGTAAAAGTGTTCTTATCATTTAATCTTCTATCTACATCAGCTTCAATTCTTCTTCTAGCCTTTTTTATTGTGGGAAGAAACTCATCCTTTCTTTTGTAATTTATCAAACTTCTTCTACTTAAATCTAATCTATAAGCTAATCCACTCATTGTATATGGTTCAGGATCAGGGACTATCATATCTCCTAATTTTTCACTGTGTATTTCTTTAGTCTTATTATCACAATAATCAAAATATTCGTCTATTCTGTCTTGTAATTCTTTTACTGTTTTATATTTAAGTGGTCTTCCACCAGCATGTTTCATTTAGCGTATTTTATCACATTCTGATAGCTCATATCTCCATATAAACCCATAGGCTGTTAATCTTTTACCTAAAGCACACTTGCCTATTGTCTGCCACTTATATTTCCAGCCACTTAATTTACATGCTTGATAAGCTGATCTCCACTTAGTCAATTCATTGCCATCTAAATCACACTGAATTAATGCTTTTGGTTTCTTTGATGCTGATCTTATTTTTAAGTTCTTGTAACTTCTGTTCTTGATTACTCTATTTAAGTCACTATTTATTTGCTCTATGTATTCATTTGGAATAATAAAACCATCCTCTATTTGGATACAGTACTTTTTAAGTAAAGGATTAGATACTTTTAAATTCACAACTTCTCTATTAAATTAATAATGCCTTGACGGGTAGGTTCTTGGTCCAACTCCTTTATTTGAGTAATAAGAGATTGTTTGGATATATAGTTTTCTTTTATCCAATCATATATTTCTAGCGCCATATCATTAGCTTCCTGAATCTCTTGTATTTCTTCAGCTAATTCAATTAGTCTTTTTTCATATGCTTTATTCATTGTTTCTTTCTCCTTCTTGGTTTTATTTAATGTTTAATTAGTAAATTACAATAATCAATTATTTTCTTACACATTTCAATATCACTTTCTCCAATATGAATTTCTTTACCAAACTTTTCTTCTAGTAGCTTATATGCTTCTGCTCTTTGTTCTCTCCAATCAGCACAATCTTTTAACCATAAACTATCAAAAACTTCGTGAGTTTTAATTCTCCAATCTCTAAGCTCTTTATTAGCCATAGTTCCTAGTGGTTTTCTAGTATTTTTATGAGTTCCAACCCTAGCATCACATTTACGACAAATATAAACTTTATGATATTTTCCTATTGTTCTACCATAAATTACTTTATTATCTGTAAATGTTGCTTCTTCACCACAATAAGGACAATAAACTCTTATATGAGGATTAAACATTATTTCTTCTCCCCTAATAAATTAGATTGTCTTAGTTGGTTTAGTTTTTGTCGTTGTTCTTTGGCAATATCTTTAATAAGTAAATCTAATTGTGAACCAGATTCTACTAAATAGCTTTTATTATTAATATAAGCATTATATATTCCAGTTTTAGGTAAATGAACTATCACTTCTTTATCTACTCTATCTAATATTTCTTTTACTATCTCTTGGTTGTATTGGGAGAGGAGGTCTTTGATTATCTTTTTTTGAAATAACTCATAGTTTCCATTACAAAGACTTTCAAACCAAATGTCGTAAAGTTTATCTTTATCTAAGTCTTTTATATTCATTTTTTAACTCCAATTAAATTCTTAATTTGATAACCAAGATATTCTAAACTTATCTCCCAAACCAATAGATATATTCTTTTTCTCAAGTTCCATAGCACAATCAGTACAAAAATATCCTACAAGTTCACCAGATGACATTTTTACGGTTGCCGTCTTATTACATTTCATACATTTTTTGTCTTTCATTTTATACCTACCTTATTTTTAATTTCTAATCTTAGTTGGTTTCTGCCAAATTTTTTACTTTCTTCACTCCAACCATATCGTTTTATTTCTTCTGTTTGGGTTTCTTTCATTGACATTAGAGTATCTGCTTCTTCCATTTCTCCCACCGCTTCTATCCACTCTTTATCTCTATTATCTAGTTCTGATTTGATAATACCTAGATTTTCTTGATATTGAAGAGTAAATAATTTTTTAATTTCTCTAATATATGAATAAAATGTTTTGTTTCTACCAGCACTAGCGATTGTATAAGCAAAATCATTTTCAAATTCTTTAAGTATTTTTATTAAAGGCGGATATTGGCGTTGTTGCCTAGTGGTAGTAGTGTGAACCACATCAACGCCTTTATCCATATATTTATTATCTTTAGTATTTAATAATATTATTTTTCTTTCTTCTAGTGATTTTGTTTGTGTTTGCATATTTTTCAAGTTGTTCATTAATAACTTTACCTAATTCACTTTTAGTTTTTCTATATTCTTCCCATTCTGGAGTAGTTTTACCATCTTTAATTTCTCCAACATTAAAAGCATTATACATAGCCCTAGCCATTTTATAAGCTGATTTTTGGATTATAATGTTAGAATTTATTTTTTCTTGTTCTAGTGATTTGGTTTTCATAGTTGGTTTTTAATTGATAATTTAATTAAGTTTTTAACATCAATCACTTTTTTATAATCACGAATAGTAAATAATAAAAGTTTTCGGTCTTCCTCTACTGCTTTATCAATTTCAGTTTGGATAAAGGATTTAATTTTTTCTGGGTCAATATTATTAGAATAATCGCTATCAAAGTCATTGTTCCAAGCGATTTCAAATCTTTCAACCCAATTATTATCTTGTTTTGTTTCCATAGTTGGTTTAATGGTTTTTGGCATAGTTATTTTAAATTTAATTCTTTAATATCTGAATAATTAGTACATTCGGCTGTATAGTCTTTCCAATGGTCTCCGTCCCAATTACCGTTGGCTTTATACACAATATATGCTGTTTTGGTTTCATTATCAAAACTCTTTAATTTACCCCTTTCTTCTTTATCTCCAAAACTAATATAAGTGAACCATTTACCAATATCGTTTTCAGTTAATTGTTTCATATTCTTACTTTTCCTTTTGTAAACTAATGATTTCTTCTTCATATAAACAAATAGTTTCAATCTTACCTAAATTCCTAGCTTTTATTATATAAAACCATCTTCCATAAGTAGGTTCAGAAATTTTACAATCAGCACCAACTATTTTACCCATAACTACTTTTTCTTTATCAGTATCAGCTAAAACTATTACAATTTCTCCTAATTTATATTTAGGTTGTTTTTTTAATATTATATTCATTTTTCCTTTAAACTAATAATTAATTGTTTAGATTTTGTCATAATAAGATAATCCTAATTGTCCAATAAATGCTTTACCAACCAGTTTTTCTTTTTGTAAAAATTTCATAAAATCATCCATTTTATTTTCTCCACAAATTACAAATAATCTTGGCATATCAAATATATGATAATTTCCTTCTACTTTTTCAATATCATCACACTTTACTTCTCTAGTATATCCATTTGTATCTAGGAAATTTTGTATTTTTTTAAAATATTTCTTTTCAATAATATCTTCTAATTGTAAGTTTCCCAATCTTATAATCATAAAATCTCCTTTATAAAACTATTAAACATTTTTTTAAGTTCTTCTTCACTCATTTTCATATATCTAAAATCGTGAGCATAAATATCTATTATTCTTTCTATCTTCTCTAGAACTACTAATGTATCTAGGTTATTATCAGTAAAAGGATGTCTTTTGATTTCATTATCTGGTTTTCCAAAATCTTTACCAGTTACTAATGTATCTAGGTGTTTGGTGGGAATAAGTTTACATTTTCTATAATTTATACAATCTTTACACCAATTACCACCATTATTTTTACAATCTATTGGTTTATATTCTGTTG